CCTCATTATGAAAAATTTCCTTTTGCGCCTGCCCAGCGAACAACTGCGGCAGCGCCCAGCGCAAAGTGGCCTCCAACGTCATGATTCGACTACCCTTTCCAGTCCGCAACACCGCCCATCACAGCAATATGTCCACCCGTGCCGGGCGACCCACGGCATAGGAACCGACCTGCCTGACCTCGATCGCCAGCCGATCCGCGTCATCCCCGTCGATGGCGACCCATGCCGCGTCATACGCCCAAGAAGACTGCCCGGTCGTGACCCGGCGGACATCCCGCCCGTCGGCCCACACCCGCACCTCATAAGCCTCCCGATCTTCACCCAGTGGCACATCGGCCCCACTGATCCAGCGCCACCCATCGCGGCTTCGCCGGGTCCAGTCGATCAGCCAGCCGCCCGCGCCATCGCCCCGCGCCCGCAGATGCACGGGCGAAGGCGGGATCATCGCCTCCCCGGTGAGGGGCAGGGTCGCCTCCACCGGCTGGACATCCCCGACCCCCAGCGCCGCCACGCGCACACTGCCGCCAACCTCCTGCCCGATCGACAGGTCGGCCAGCCGGTCCTCCTCCAGCAACAGGAAATCATCGCCGACAGCATGGGCCGCCATCGCCCATTCCGTACCGAACAGACCCCGCCTCAACCCCTCCAGCCGAAAGCGCCCGGCATCGACCTCCACCGCCGAAGCGAACTGGATCAGTTCCCGCCCGACCAGACACAGATTGCGCCCCTGCGCCAAAGCCGCCTCGCCCGCGCCTGCCAGCGCCATATCCTCCGCCAGCAGGGTCACATGCAAAGCATGAAGGCGATCGATCATGGTGACGCTACCGACCGGCAAAGCGTCGTCAGCCTGCCCCATCACGGCCCGCGGCGCCGTCCTTCCCGCAGGCGCCGCCTCTCCCGTCGCGCTCAGTGTAAAGAGGCTCGCGCCACGCCACCCCTCCCCGCCGCTCGCCGCCGCGACCAGCACCGGCGCGCTCGCCCCCCCGTTGCGGATCGGCGGCAGGTCCGCCAGCATCAACGTCGTCGGCCCATGCGGCACATCATCCTGACGCACGATCACGCCGGACGACGCACCCGAAGGAATCGTTCCCCCTGCGCCCGACACGCGCCGCAGCGCCAGCCGCACGGCCATCGCCTCCCACTCGCGCTCCTCGACCCGCCAAAGCCCCGGCTCGCCCTCCACCGTCACCGCATCGCCGGGCGCATGGTCCAGCGCATCCCAGCCGCAACGCAGCGTCATGGTGGATCGCCCCGCCCAATCCCACGCCATCTTGCGCGCCGCCACCGCCCGCGCCGCATCGGCAGAAAGCACGACCGGCAGGTCCATCCCCTTTTCCAGCCTCCCCGGCCCCGGCCTGCCCACCCGCTGCACACCGGCCTGATAGTCCCGCAACGCGTCATGATAGCGGACGGAAAAGGCGACCGGCACCGCATCGGCTGCCCCGCCGGATCGCTCCGTCGGGTCCAGCGCCCGCCCGTTCACCGCACGGCAAAGCGATCCGGCCCCAACCTCCGCCCCGGCATCCCCCGGCACGGCCCGCAACCGCAACCCATCCTCATCCGCTACAAAGGCAAGGCCAAAGGCATCCGCCAACGGCGACAGCGCATCGGCCACATCCGTTCCGCTCGCCGCCAGGCCGTCGATCATCCCCAGCGTCTCGCCAGCCAGCGCGCCATCGCTCAAATCCGCCGCCACGGCTTCGATGGCGACCGCGCCATCATCCGCCACCACCTCGAACGTCAGCGACGGAATACGATTGCCAAAGTCCGCCAGCGCCAGATCCTCGAACACCACATAGGCCATGCCGCGATGCGCGGGCGTCCGGCCCATGCCCTGCGCCGCCGCCATCAGCGGATCGACCGGCTGGTCTTCCCCGCCCGGATGGACGCGAAACGCCCCCAGTTCGGATTTGAAGTCCCCCGCCGTCCCGCGCAGCAGATTGCCGTCCGCCCATATCCGCCGCACCGACCGGATCGATCGCGCCGACAGCGCCACGGCGAAACTCGCCGAATAGCTGTATGTGGTGACGCTCGATCGCCCCTTGCCCCCGCCGCTCTTGTGCCTGCTCTCCTTCAAATCCGTCGCCCAGATCACGGTCCCGGCCACACGCATGGTTCCGAACAGGCGCGGTATCTGCGTGCCGTAAGTGGACGTCTGCACCTGCACATCCGCCAGCCTGCGCCCCTCGACGCCCTTGGGCTTGAACAGCACCGCATGATCGAAGGCATTGCCCAGCAACCCGCCAATGGCACCGCCCAGCGGCCCGCCAATGGCCGTACCAAGGGCGGTCAACACAATCGTCGCCATTTCTCCAGTCTCCTAAACGGCCCGCCAGTGGCCCAGAACCGGCCAGGCGGCCTCCCCCGGCATTTCCACCACGCGCCCCAATCCGGCATGGGCATGCACATGCCCGCCCGGCACCCGGATCATCACATGCAATTGCAACGGCCCCGGCCGAACCAGCACCAGGTCGCCGCCCATCGGCGCCTCCACCCGCACCAGCCCCGCCTCCCGCAACCAGCGCTCGGCCTGCGCCCTGTTGCCCGACCGCAGCGAATAGCCCTCCGGCGCGGCCCGCCCCAACACCAGCGCCGCCAGCCCCACGCAGTCCAACCCTCGCGCAGCCGACCGCCCATGCAGCCGAAACCGCACGCCCACCAGCGCCCGCGCCGCCGCCACGATCCGCGCGCTCATGCGCCGGGATAGCGGGTCAGCAGATCCGTCCCCGGCAGATAAGGTTCGCCGCGAAAGTTCATGACATTGCCAAAGCGCCCGGCACAGGTCGCCAACTGCCGGTCGCATCCCTCGGTCAGCAAAGCCAAAGCCCCCGGCTCCACCGCAAAGGGCGGTGGATCAGCCAGCGTCACGGTATCGACGCCATTGTCCATCACCCCCTGCACAATCCCGCCATTGGCTCCCGTCAACCAGCGCAGAAAGCCAAAGGCATAGGCCCCCGCAATCAGCCCGCCGACGCCGATGACAGCACCCTCCACGCCCTCCACCGCGACGACATGCCGCCGCCCGGCCAGATCGACCCGACACTGCCGATCCCCCAACGCCGCCCGACAATCCGGCGAGGTGGAAGGCGCGACGGCAGCCTTCAGGGCCGCCATCGCCCCCACCAGCTCCGCCGTAAAAGCCCCGCCCCGCCGCGTCACCGCGCCAATCTCGCCCCGCGCCAGCAGCAGCCAAAGCACGCCCGGCGCCTCCCATTCCGTCAGCCGCAACTCCAGCGCCGCGCTATCCCAACGCCCCGCCATCAGATCCGCCTCGCCGATCGCATCGGCCACCAGCGCGCCCTCGACATCGGCGTCGCTCCCCTCGACCCCGATGCCGCTGCGCACCGCCGAAGGCGTCATCCCCGGCGCCGCCCGATAGCGCACATGCCCGATCTCCAGATCGCGATCATGGCTGGTCAGCCCGATCGTCACCCCATCGCGCCGCGCAATCCGCCAGCAAAAGGCCAAGGTCGCGAGTGGCTTTCCCAAAGCCTCCAGCCCGCTCATTCGCGTATCTCCACCAACGGCACCGACGGAGCCTCCCCCGCCGCAAAGGTCGCCCGGTTGATCTCCAGCCGATCCTCGGCAAAGCGCACCGGCACGTCGAAGCGAAAGCCCGCCGTCAGCACCGCCCCCACCGCAGGCGCCTCATCGAAAGCGATGACCCCCAGCCCGACATGGCTCCACCCGCCAACCTGCTCGACCCCATCGACGGCGACCCGCACCGTCCCCGGAACCGGCCGCGTGATCCGCCGCACCTGCGCCGCCTCGCCCAGCCCGTAAAAGCGCTGCAAGCCGAACTCCGCCCGCACCCCGTCGCCAACGCCCAACCGCTGGTCCAAAGGCCCCGGCGCCTGCCCCAATGCACAACTCCGATCATCGAAGGGATCACTCAGACGAAACCCCCGCGCAGCCCCCCGCCGCGCCCGGAAAAAGGCGATCAAGGCCGCCATATCCGCTTCGGACCGCACCCCCGGCCCCACGTCGAAGGACAGCCGCGCATCCGCCCAGTCGCTGCTCCGCTGCTCATGCCCGGACACGCTCTCCACGATCTGCGTCGAAAAGGCGGGCGCCATGCTCGCCTCGCGCCCGATGCTCAGCGGAAAAGCCACATCGTCAAAGGCCTGCACATCATCCTCCCCATCCAGTCTGAAGCAAGTGAACCCGTCCCGCGCGACCTGCGGCAAAGCCCAGATAAAGGTCGCCGCCGTCCCCCGCTTCACCGCCGCGTCCGCAGCCGCCGCAATCTCCCGCCACTGCGCGGCGTCCTCACCGCGCAGCACGAAGCCCGAGAAATAATGCTGCTCATCGACGGGATAGCCCAACCGCGCCGTAGCCACCTCGACCCCACGCCCGGTCAGCCTCTCCCGCCCCTCCGTCACCCAGTCATAATCTTCCAGTTGCAATCTATCGAAGGCGGGCCAGGCCCAGCCGAGAGGCATGTTCGCCCGCTTGGCTTCCGGGGCCGCCGGGTCGAGCACCGTGGGCAGATAGGCGAGCAGATGCGTCACCGCCCCCGGCGCCACGCCCTTCACCCAGGCGCAAAGCGCAGTGGTCGAGGCCGCCAGCACCTCCCCCGCGCGATCCAGCAGAG